ATCAAAGAAGAACATCCAGATATCTGGCGTGCTGGTGGTAACATAGAAGGCAATAGAAGTTACAGACTGCTTACAGATCACTTAGATAACGACAAAGAGACACCAACAATACTTGATAAGATCAAAGAAAGAGAGGCATGGGCTAGTAGACACTTTGAAGATGGTAGTCAGTTCAAAGATCCAGACACATCACCAACATTATCAAACATAGCTGGTGTAGTAGCACAAATGAAATGGTTAGTTATTGGAACACTTGGTGAGCGAACAATGAAGGATGTCGTCATGGATGTAATCAAAAAAAGAGAAGACAAGAGATACCATGATGATGAAGACGAAGATGAGACAAAAGCACCAAGATTGACTGCAAAAGCAAAAAAAGGAATAGAAAACAAAGTAAAAGATCACAACGAAAAACACGGCAATAAAAGGGGAAAGAGAGTGACAGTTAGGATGTTGTCAGCAGTTTATGTCAGAGGCATAGGCGCTTACAGAACTAACCCACAATCTGTACGAAGTAATGTTCAATCAGAAGAACAGTGGGCTATGGCAAGAGTAAATGCTTTCCTAAGAGCAGTTGTTACTGGTAGATTCTCTGGTGGCAAGTTTGATCTTGACTTATTACCGAGAGATCACCCACTATCTTCTAAAAAATAAGGTAGTTATGCCAAGCAAAGACAGATCGTCTATCTCAAAAGCCACGGCTCACGATATCGTAAGAGCGTGGAATCTACCGAACATGACTTGTCAAAAGGATGTTTTTGAATATCTAGGTCTATCAACAGACAGTGGATCTATGACATTCTACAGACAACAAGCAGAAGAGATGACTGGGATTAGATTATTACCGCACAACAATAAATACAACAAAGTCACCAGAACAGAGAGAGAAAACTTACCCCCACTTACTAACCATGTAGACATAACAGATCATCCATACTGTATGCTAGTATTCTCTGACGCACACTTTGAAGGACACGAAACCCCATCATATAAAATTATGCTTAAGGTACTCAAAGATCTTATGAAGGACAGACAACTCAAATGCGTTGTAGCAAATGGTGACATATTAGATTTATCAATACTTTCACACTTTGCAAAGTTCCATACAGAGATAAGACCAAAAGAGAGAACAGTACAACAAGAAATATTAGACACACAGGCGCAGTTGAGCAAGATACAAAAACTGATCAACAGTGCAAAGTACCCTATCAAGCAACTAGCCACTTTTGGAAACCACGAAACTAGACTATCCAAAGCATGCATGAGCTGGGGTAGAGCCTTCGAGGACTTTGAAGGATTCAAGATACAAAATTTATTCCCAGACTGGGAGTGGGCTATGAGTCATTTAGTAGATGATACAGTTCTCATCAAACATAGAATGAGAGGTGGTATACATACTGCTTACCAAAATTCAATGAGGGCTGGTATTCACATCATCACAGGTCATACCCATCAATTAAACGCAAGAACATTCAATACCTATACTACTTCCTCAATGTCAATACAAACTGGACACTTGTCACAGTCATACCATCCTTACTTAGAGGACACTATTGCTAACGATTGGAATAACGGCTTTGCAGTAATCACTGTAGATCCTACAGAAAAAACAGTAGCACCAGAACTCATACAGGTAAGCAACAGGTACAGAACGGCATTTTTTAGAGGTAAGAAGTATACGGCATGAATAAAGTAAATGATCTTGATTCAGTAGAAGAAAAATATCCAATGATAGTTGTAGACTGGAAGGATCACACTGGTGATGGTGGCTGGGTAGATAACGTCAAAGACTGCGACTTTGAAATAGCAAGATCAGTAGGATGGCTCATAGAAGACAATGATGAGGTAATCAAAGTAGCTAATTCATTGACCAAAGATTCAGGTGTAGGTGGTATATCAGTCATACTAAAATCATGTATAATCTCAATGTGGGAAGTAGATTTTAGTTATTTTAATGACGAAAGCTGAAAAAGAACATCTAAGAAAAGTAGCAGAACTAGGATGTATAGCCTGTAGAAAAAACGGATTCTACGACACACCAGCAGAAATACACCACATAAGTAACGGAATCATTGGCAAAAGAGCCAGTCATTTTGAGACTATACCCTTATGTCATTATCATCACAGGACATCAAATGAGGCATACCATAATGATCCAAAGGGCTTTACAATGAAATACGGAACACAAAAAGAACTACTGCAAGAAACTATGGACTTAATATATGGCAAAGATCAGAATAAGTAAAAGAAAATCATATAGAGAATATATTAGAAGTCTTATTACACTTAGCAACAAGTTTAGAGTAGACATAAGAAAAGTATTTGATAAATTCAAAAAAAGGTTTGCGAGAGACTTTGAGAATATACAAGATGTAGACAACGACACTGTACAATCTTTTTATGATGAGTTGTACAATACAACTGAGAAGAATATGTTGAGTATATTCGATCACATGGACAAGTCTATCAAAAGAACAAGAGGTATAAAGCAAACTGATCTTACTGATTTGATACCAGCGTTACAGTTGTATATCACAGAGATAGTTGGTCAGCATATCACACAGGTTACACAAACAACAAAAGATAAGGTCAAAAAAGAAATAGAACTAGGTATCAATGCTGGTCTGGAGATTAAAACAATAGCTGAGAATATAGCAAAAAATAATGCCTTCTCTCTATGGCGCTCTACTATGATAGCAAGGACAGAAACACATGGCGCTATGATGTATGCAAAAAGCGAGTTTACGAAAAACTTAGGATTCCAAAGACCGATCAAAGTATGGGTGACTTCACAAGATGACAGAGTAAGATCATGGCATAGCGCTATGAATGGAACTGTTGTCAAAGGTAATGAAGACTTCAAAGTTCTTACACCGATTAAAGGTGGTGGCTTTGCAGAACTTCCAATGGCTTATCCTTCTGATGATAGAGGTGGTGCAAGTAATGTAGTGAATTGTCGTTGCCATTACGAATTTATTGACGAGGATGATATCTTAGTTGATTAACATAAGTATTTACTGATAGAATACTCTTAAATAATTTAGGAGTGTTTGATGCCAATACCTAAACCTACAGACAGTGAAGACAGAAGTTCTTTTATGAGTAGATGTATGTCAGATAGAACAATGTTAAATGAGTACGCAGAAGATCAAAGGACTGCTGTATGTTCTGCAAGTTTCAACGCAGAAAAAGAAGATAAATCAAGTAACGAATTTTTGGACTGTGAGTTCAAACAAATAGACGCAGATGATGAAGGTGTATTCGAGGGTTATGCAAGTGTATTTGGCAATAAAGACTTAGGTAATGATGTAATAGAAAAAGGCGCTTTCGCAAAATCAATACACAACAAGAAACCAAAACAAATCAAATTACTTTACCAACACAAGACAGATGAGCCAATAGGCGTAATTGAGTCAATAGAAGAAGATAATAAAGGTTTAAAAGTCAAAGGTCGTCTAGCATTAGGCACACAAAAAGGTAGAGAAGTATTCGAGCTTATGAAAATGGGCGCTATAGATTCTATGTCAATAGGATATAGACTCAATGCCAAAGGATATCACTATGATGATAAAGGCAAAAAAAGAGTTATAAAGGAAGTGGATTTAATGGAGATATCAATGGTTACATTCCCTATGAATACTAGGGCTAAAGTAACTAAAGTGAAGTTTGACAAGGAACTGTTAGAAACTATCACAGAGCGTGAATTGGAGAGTCACTTACGAGATGTAGGCTGGTCTTTTTCAACAGCGAAACAAAGTGCGAGTATACTACATAAATCTTTTAATAAAGAACAACGAGATGTTGTTGATAGTATTAATCGTGTAATTAACTTAATAAAAACTTAGGAGTCAAAAATGACAGAAGAGATTAGACAAGCTGTTGATGAACTCGGTAATGCAGTTGAAGAACTCAAAACTGAGAACAGAAAGCGTCTTGACGAAATTGAAAAAAAAGGTCATGCCGATCCTATTCTGCAAGATAAAGTAGATAAAATCTCTGACAAGATCGCTGAGATTGAAGAAAAGAGACAAGACAACGAAATCTTAAAGAAAAACTTAGAGAGAGCAGAAGAAAAACTTGCGTCCATAGAAACTAGACTTGCGAGACCAGAACATGGTGGAACAAAAGAAGTTGATATGAAGATGAAGGCTTTTGGAAGTTATCTAAGAAAAGGTGAAGTAGATCCAGAAGAAACAAAAGCACTTTATGAAAGTGACGACACACTCGGTGGTTTTTATGCACCAGCAGAGTTTGTTGCTGAACTCATCAAAGGTGTGACAGAAATCTCACCAATTAGAGAAATAGCAAGAGTTATCCAAACAGACAAAAGAGGCGTTGAATTACCTAAACGTACAGGGCAATTTTCTGCAAGTTTTGTCAGTGAGACTGGAAGTCGTAGTGAGACGACTGGGTATCAATCAGGACAAGTATCTATTGACGCACACGAATTGTATGCTTTAGTAGATATCTCACAATCTTTACTAGAAGATTCAGCTTTCGATTTAGAATCTGAAATGGCTAGTGAATTTGCTGAGAGATTTGCACTTGCAGAAGGTACATCTTTTGTATCTGGTAATGGTGTAGGTCGTCCACAAGGCTTTACAGATTCAAGCGCTGGCGTTAGTTCAACTAACTCTGGAAGTGGATCTGCATTGACAACAAATGGTCTAATAGATCTTGCATACGCAGTTAAGTCTGAGTATCAAAGAAATGCTAGATTCGTTATGTCAAGAGCGACATTCAGTAAAGTTCTACAATTAGAAGATACAGAAGGTCAAAAAATATTCCATGTAGGGCTAAACCTTGTCAGTGGTGCGCCAAGCACATTGATGGGCTTTCCTTACACATTAGCAACAGATATGCCAGCAATAGGTGGAAGTGCTAAACCAATAGCTTTCGGTGATTTCGCAAGAGCATACACAATCGTAGATCGTGTCAATGTCTCAATTATGAGAGATCCGTTTAGCCAAGCTACAAGTGGTAACATCCGTTATGTAGCTCGTAAAAGAGTTGGTGGTGCAGTTGTACTAGCAGAGGCTATTCAATTACAAAACATTAGTGCATAGGAGATAAGTAATGAGAGATATTTCAAATAGAACGAAAGCCGTTACCTGTCAAGACGCTAAAGTTTTTACGTCTGATACTGATGGCACAACAGTTGATCGTCAAGGTTTTGAATCCTTGATGTTCGTAGTGAATAGTGGTATCGAAGGAGATACATTATCAGGAAGTGTAAAGTTTGATTTCATTCTTGAACACTCTGATGATGACTCAACATTTACAGCAGTGACATCTTCAACAGATGTGACTGAAGGATCTGTTGATTCAAGTGGTATCTTCTTGACACTAGACGCAAACGGAGAAACACCACAGACTAGCCAAATCGGTTACATTGGTGGTAAAAGATATGCAAGAGTCAAAATTGACGCTACAGGAAGTCATAGTAATGGCACACCTATTAGTGTTCAAGGAATCTTAGGGAATCCTATTGATTCAACTGACGCTTAATTAGAGTATATACTCGCTGGGCTGGTTGATATTGCTTGTGTGCCAGCCCAGTTCTGAAAAGAATTATGAGCAACAACATACCATTCTCTCAAAGAGAACTGGACATAATTAGGGCTGTAAAAAAAGCAGATCCTAACGCAAAATTCTCTTTTAATGGGAGAGTTGTAAATCGTTTTGACTTTCTGTATGGTGGTGTTAAGTGGGAAACTAACCCTGTAAGCTGGGAACAAGTTTTAGAAAACATTTTGGAGAGTAAAAGTAATGAAAGTTAAAATGATAGTAGACGCTAGAGGATCAGCAAACGCTAGTGGTAACGCAACTAAGATATACCAAAAAGAAGAAATATTAGACTGCAAAGAATCATGGCAAGAAGATCTCGCTAAAATATTTGTATCAGAAGGTCAAGCACAAGAGTTGAAAGCCGTAGAGCCAAAAGAGACCAAAGCAAAACCAAAAGCAAAAAAGAAAAAAACAACCGCTAAATCTAGTAAATAATGACAAGATCAATAAGTACAGATTTTAGTAATCAACTTACTAGCTCAACAGTAAGACCATTCTATGCGGTATCTATTGGATTTAGCCCTAACAAGCTCAACATCTGGACTGGCTATAATGATGTCTTCATAGATTCAGAAACTTATGTAGGCACTGGTAATCTACTTGAAATATCAGAAATAGAAGAAACATCTGAGGTAAAAGCTAATGGTATTCGTCTGACACTATCAGGTATAGACTCTTCTATTTTATCAGAGGTATTGACAGAGGATTCTCATGGCACTGTTGTCGAATTGTTCTTTGGTGTTTTGACACAAACAGACAATAGAACTGTCATAGTAGAAACACCCTACAAAATATTTGAAGGCATATTAGATACTATGACTATAAGAGAACTAGGAGAAACGAGTCTAATCACTGTGACTGTCGAGAATAAAATGGTAACGCTAGAGAGACCAATAGCTAGAAGATATACAGATCAAGACCAAAAGATATCATTTCCAAACGATAAAGGTTTAGAATTTGTTGATGATCTACAAGATAAGAGTTTGGTGTGGGGTGGTGGATCAAGATAATAACATCATTCAAATCATAGACTTTTTCAAGTCATACAGTAAATATGAAAATATTGCTGACTATGATTTATTCAACTATCTCTATCCATGTATCAAAGTATCTCAGTTCGAGGTTTTCATTGAACGAGACGGAATAAAAGGTTTCGTAAGCTGGGCTTACCTCAATGATATTGCAGAGTTCAAGTTCAAAAGAACAGGACAGATTGAGCAGTGGAACTGTGGTGATAAAGTCTGGGTAGTAGATGTTTTATCTAAGCGTAATGCAAAAAATGAGATATACTGGCTAAAAAAATATTTTAGTAATAAGTTTGGTGCAAAAAAAAGAATAAATTATCTAAGAGTGAGCAGTAACAATATTATTGAAAGCGTGAGACATTTATATACACAGGAGTTTTATAAGTAATGGGTAGTGTAGTAAGATCAATCGGTAGAATTATAAGAGATGTTGGTGAGGTTTTAACCAGCCCTAGATTTTTAGCAGATACATTTACTTCATTAATTATCAGCGTAGGCTTATCAATACTTGCGCCTAAACCTAAAATCAGAAACTCATCTCTAGGTCAGTCATCATATTCCAGTCAGTTACAAAACAGATCATTAATGATTAAACAACCTATCATATCAAGAGATGTGGTATATGGTGAGACCAAAAAATCAGGTGGTATTCTTTTTATGGAAACCTCAGATAATAATAATTTTGTTCATCTTGTGGTACAAATAGCATCTCATGAAATACAATCATTCGATAAAATATTCTTTAATGATGAAGAACTTACTCTGACATCATCAGGTATTGGTGCTGGTACAGATGCAAACGGCATATCAAGACTTGTACCATCTGCACCAAGTAAATTTGTTGGTGTTGGAACAGTAGGTCTTTTGCAATTTCAAACGAAAGTCAGGATAAAGCAACATCTAGGTAGTGATGACCAATTAGCTGACGCTGATTTAGTATCAGAAGTGCCAAAGTGGACAACTGCACACAGATTGAGAGGTATAGCATATCTATACATTAGATTACAATATGACGCTGATATGTTTCCGAATGGCTTACCGAATGTATCAGCACAAATAAAAGGCAAAAAAGTTTTAGATTTCAGAACTGGATCTACTGCATTCTCGTCAAATTCAGCTTTGTGTATTTATGACTATTTATCTGACAGTAAATATGGACTCGGAACATCTACATCTAACATAGATACTACATCTTTTACGACTATGGCTAATTTATGTGATGAGGATGTAACATTGTCTGCTGGTGGCACAGAGAATAGATATGAGTGTCATGGCATTGTATACAATGATATTTCACCTATGGACATACTAGACGATATGCTTTCATCTTGTCTTGGAATATTATCGTATTCAAACGGCAAGTTCATCATTCGTGGTGGTCAATATATCTCACCAGCACTAACGCTCACAGAAGATGATTTTATATCAGGCATAGATGTTCAAACCAAACAATCGAGAAGGAGTCTTTTCAACTCTGTCAAAGGAATATTTACATCTGACGAGACTAACTTTCAGCCAAGTGATTATCCAGCAGTGTCAGATAGCACTGCAATATCTAGTGATGGTGAAACATTATTTGCTGATCTTGATTTACCATTTACCAAAACATCAACAATGGCACAAAGGATAGCCAAAGTATTTCTTAGAAAAAGCAGACAACAAATAGTCTTATCTGGAAAAGTAAGTATGAAAGCATTCACTTTACAAGTTGGTGATACAGTAAGTGTAACGAATACCAGACTAGGTTTCAGCAGTAAGGTCTTTGAAGTAGCACAATATGTATTCAATTCATCACCAGACAATATTGGTATAGATTTGATACTCAAAGAAACAGCCTCATCAGTCTACGATTGGAACGCAGAAGAGCAAGCCTTCAATTTAGACAACACGACACTACCAACAGCAGAGACAGTTGAGATACCATCTATCACTGTAACAGACAAACTAAGAGCATACGCAGAGACACCTATCACAGTTTTAGAAATTCAATGTGCGTCTTCTGACGGAACGACTAATGAATTTGAAGTCGAGACTCAAAACACTAATGAGACAGATAGTTCTTTTGTTACACTAGGTAGAAGTAAAGGTAATGTGTTCGAGTTGGTCAATGCAGAGGATGGCGCAATCTACAATGTTAGAGCCAGATCAATCAATGCCTTTGGAGTACATAGTGATTTTGTTACAGCCTCTCATCAAGTTATTGGAAAAACTGCACCACCTAGTGATGTCACTGATTTTTCAAGTAATGTAGTAGGTGATGTTGTACATCTTGCTTGGACACCAGTATCAGATTTAGATTTATCACATTACATCATAAGACACTCACCTCTTACAACGAATCAGAAATTTGAAGAAGGTTTAGTAGTAGCAGAAAAAATAGGTAAACCAGCAAACACAGTAGTATTACCAGCACAAACTGGAACTTACATGATCAAGGCTATTGATGTTTTAGGTCTTGAAAGTGAGAACTCTGCTAAAACTGTAATCATAAAAAATGCTATAAGTAGAGATTTTAATGTCGTCACTAGTAGCACACCATCACCAAACTTTACCATAGGTACTATAGGAACGGATTTAGAGTTAGTAACGAGAGACAGCACTAACTTTTTACAACTCATAGAAGGTACATTGTTTGATGATGCTAGTGGTAACTTTGATGACGCAACAGGTAATTTTGATGATGGTAGTACGACCACATTTAACGCAGACGGAGTTTACGATTTTCCAGTATTCGATTTAGCTGGGATTTATAATAGTCGTGTAATATTCACTTGTAAATTCAATAGATTTGATAGGGCAAGTTTATTCGATAGCACAGTAGGATTATTTGATGATCAGACTGGTAATTTTGAGGGTGGATATTCTGAACACAATGATGTCAATGTTGAGCTACTTATAGCAACATCAACAGATGGATCTTCTTACACAGATTTCAGAAACTATATACTAGGTGACTATAGAGCAAGTCATATTAAACTAAGAGCAAAACTGACGACAACTAAATCAACTGCAACGCCATCTATCTATGAGCTAAGTGCTACTGTAGATATGCCAGATAGTACAAGAGCAGAAGATGATGTCGCAAGTGGCACATCTGCTAGTGGTAAAACTGTAACATTTAGCCCAGCTTTTAAAGAATTACAAGGTTTAGGTATATCTGCACAAAGTCTAGCCACAGGAGATTTTTATGAGCTTACCTCTAAATCTGCTACTGGCTTTACCATAAAATTTAAAAACAGTAGTGGCACAGTGGTAGATAGGGATTTTGATTATGTAGCAAAAGGTTTTGGATATGTAGAATCTGCGTAAATGATATGATAATATCAAAACAATTAATTAGAGAATGATATGGCACAACACGATTTCACAATAGACAACCAACTGTTCCCAGCATTTAGGACTGATTTAAATAATGCACTTCAATCTCTTGCTAGTAGTAGCAGTGGATCATCTGCGCCCTCTACCAATTTTGCTGGACAGATATTTTATAATACAAGTACAAACCAGCTAAGTATTAGAAACGAGGACAATGACGCATACATTCTCATAGCAGAACTGGATCAGACTAACGATACAGTAGAGTATTTCAAGTCAGACTCAGTAAGAACTGCGCTGATAGAATTTACAGATGGTGATGATGCCATCACTATTGCAGATGGCGGTGCAATTACGACATCTGGTGACGCAACTGTAACAGGTAATTTAGTTTTAGGTGGAAGTAATAAAGAACTTAGATTCATGGAAGGCTCAAACTTCGTAGGATTTGAGGCACCAGCTTTGACAGGTGATCAGATTTTTGTATTACCAGCGTCAGATGGAACAGCAAACCAAGTCATACAAACTGACGGATCTGGAAATCTGTCTTTTGCTACGGCTACGGCTGGTGCTACTGGTGGTGGAACAGACCAAATTTTTTTCGAGAACTCTAGGGTGATGACAACTAATTATACAATCACAAGTAGTAAGTCAGCTCATTGTGTTGCGCCCTTGACCATAAATGCTGGCATCACACTGACCATCCCCTCTGGGGAGAGGCTAGTTTTACTTTAGGAGAATATGATAGATGGCAAGTACAATCAATGCAGATACCAGTGATGGATTAAAGATCACCTCTGACACCAGTGGCGTAGTCGATATTCAATCGGCTGGTACAACCAAAATGACTGTTGGTAGTACGATTGATTTACAAGGTAACGAATTGGTATTAGATGCTGATGCCGATACCTCAATTCATGCAGATACAGATGACCAAATAGATTTTAAAACAGGTGGTACAGATAGAGTTCATATAGATTCAAGTGGTAATTTTTTAATAGGCAAATCATCAACTGATGATGGTGCTACATCTGGATTTGAACATCTGAGTACAGGAACAAACATAACTTCAGATGGCTCTCGTACTTTAGATTTGAGAAGAAATACAAGCACAGGCACGATAATACAATTTAAACAAGCGTCAAGTGTAGTTGGCACTATTTCTGTTACAGCAAGTAACACTGCATATAACACTTCATCAGATTACAGACTTAAAGAAAATGTAGAATACACATTTGATGCAACGACAGAAATCAAAAAACTAAAACCTTGTAAATTTAACTTTAAAGGTCATTCAGAGACAATAGAGGGTTTTATTGCACACGAAGTTTCAGATGTTGTACCTTTAGCAGTAACAGGAACTAAAGATGCAGTAGATGACAATGGTGATGCTGTATATCAAGGTATAGACCAAAGCAAACTTGTACCTTTACTTGTCAAAACAATACAAGAATTAGAGGCTAGAATAACAGCATTGGAGAGTGAATAATGAGTGTAACAGTATCAGGAACAGGCACAGATAATTTAGCAGGTTTGCTCAGACCAAGAAAAACTGCGACACCGATAATTATAAATGGTGATATGCAAATTGCACAAAGAGCAACGAGTGGCACATACACAGGCACAGAAGATGAGATAGAAACTTGCGACAGATGGAAAGGATTTATAGGTAGTGCAGGGACATTTACAAACACACAAGATACAGATGTTCCGACAGGTTATGGTTTTGCCAAAGCATGGAAAATAGACTGCACGACTGCTGATAGTTCTCTTAGCTCGACAGACTTCTTTTTTGTGAGACAAAAAATAGAAGGTCAAAATCTACAGGTGTTCAAAAAAGGTACATCATTGGCAGAAACATTCACACTCGCATTTTGGGTAAAATCTCATGTAACAGGAACTTACACATGTGAGCTAGAAGATAAAGATAATTCAAGAAGTGTGTCAAAAAGCTACACAGTATCAAGTGCAAACACATGGGAGAAAAAAGTTATAAATTTTCCTGCTGATACATCAGGAGCATTTGGAAATGATAATGGAGCAAGTCTTGAAGTAAAATTTTGGTTATGTGCAGGTAGTGGTTTTTCTAGTGGAACATTACAAGAGACTTGGGATAGCACGACAACAACAGAACAGGTTGCTAGTGGTCAAGTAAATCTTGCAAGTAGCACAGATAATAATTGGTGGTTTACAGGTGTACAGCTAGAAGTAGGAACATTCTCATCAACAGATTTACCTGACTTTCAATTTGAAGATAGAGGTACAAGTTTAGACAGATGTCGTAGATATTGTTTTGTATCAGGTTATTCAGGAGATGGTGGTGCAAAATGTATTGCAGACTTTGGAATAGCTATTGGTACTACTCTTGTAGATTCTTATATGGATTTGAAACCTGAAATGAGGACAGCACCATCAATGACTAATAGTGGTGCTTTGAATATATCTAATGGCTCGACAGGTTTTTCTGCGACTGCAATAGCAATCAACAGTACAATTAACAGTAGACAATTTGCTGGTGTTAGAACAACTTGCTCATCAGGTTTGACTGCAGGTGATTTATACAGAGTAGAAGAGGCAAGTTCTAGTGGTGCAATAGTAGTTTTGGATGCAGAGTTATGATACAAAGTGCAAAATATGTAAAAAGTGAAATCTTCGGAAAAGAACAAAATATTTCTGTAGATGTAACTTATACGAATGGTAAAGTTTGGTCAGTACCTTTGAATGTAGCTGATAATAGACATTGGATAGAATTACAAGAATGGGTAGCAGATGGAAACACAATACAGGAGAGTGACTAATGGCATTAGTAATCAAAGGTAGCAGTAGCGGGCAGATTACACTGGATGTACCCAGTTCTGCGGGAACTAATACTCTTACAATTCCAGCATTGACAGGAACAGCAAACATTGTCGGCTCATCTTTTTCTGCATATCAAAGTTCACAACAAACAGGAATATCTAATGGAGTTAATACAAAAATAAATTTTCAAACCGAAGAATGGGATTTGAACTCAGATTATGACACCTCTAATTCAAGATTTACCCCTACTGTTGCTGGTTACTATCAAATAACAATAGGGTGTCAAGGTGGTACGAGTAGGTCAGGAAATGGAACATCAGCACTATTCATTTTTAAAAATGGCTCTAAATTCAAAGATATGGTTATGAATGAAGGTCATACAAATCAAGTAACTTGGGGAATACACACAGGCATTGTAGCTGTAAATGGCTCATCCGATTACATAGAGGCATATGTCAATGCAGATGGTATGCCATCTACTTTTAATCTAAATAGTAATACAGATAACCATAGAACTTTTTTTCAAGGAATATTTATAAGAGGATTGTAATGACTTTAATAGAAAAAATTATATCTGTAAGACCGAAGTTATCTATAAGTGATTTTTCACTTCTTGAAGGTACAATAATTATACAAAATGATTCAGATGGTAAAGGTGATTATATCAAAGAATGGAATCACCCGACTGAAACACAACCAACAGAAGAAGAATTAGGTTGATGAAATATGAAAGTAACCTTAGAACAACTTGCAGAAAAGATAGATTCGATCAATGCTAGGCTAGATAAAGTTGAACACAAGGTAGACGATCTGACATCAGTAATTAATAAATCAAAAGGTATCATAGGATTCTTAGCATGGGTTGGTGGAATCGTAGCTGTGATATATTCAATGTGGAAGTGAGATGAGTTTCCTAAGTGGAGAAGTAGTCAATCTTTTGTTATCGTCTGGAGTTGGCGCACTATTTCAGTTGATGGGTGCTAAAGCTAATGCACAAGCTGATATGATGAAACAGCTCACAGCAAACCATGAACTAGAAGAAAAAAGCAGAGATAAAGTAAGAAACAACACAAATTCATTTTTTATGATGACACGCAGAGTTATAGTTCTGGCGTGTGTATTTTCTATAATAGTTTTACCAATGATAGCGCCTTTGTTTTTGAATGTTCCTATATATATTCAAACTGAAATAGAGACTGGCACTGACTGGCTTTTATTTAGCACAAAAGGAACTGAAATGGCTTGGACTGAGGTAAATGGTATTGCCATATTATCTTGGCATAAAGACATCATACTCAGTATTATAGCCATGTATGTAGGATCAAGTATTGCCAAAGCGAGATGAGACCAGAACTTTGCACACTCAATTATGGTCTTGCAGTTTTTTGCTTGATGTTAATTTTATATATTGTTTTCAAGGATGACTAATGAACAGAATATTTTTAGCAATCGTAATCTTTATAATAATCATACTAGGCTATGCTGTTGAAGACGCAGTTGGTGATGTATCTAGCAGTGGCGCTACAACAAACACGCAGTCTACCAGTGGATCAGGCTCATCTAATACAGCCATAACTGGTGGTTATTCG